ACCTCTGGCACTATCAGTCAGGAGACATTATTGAACCAGCTATCAGCTGGAGAGATACTTGGTGATGACTTTGACGTTGAAGATGAAATCGAAACTACACAGAACGGAGGTTTGACGGAGAGAGAAGAACCAGATGCCCCAGCGGAGGAGCCAGCGGACGCAGAGGACGAATGATAAATGTCCACACCAGAGGTATTTTTTAGAGAAACTATTGACATCAATAGATATGGAAACGCTGTTGCTGAAAAGTATGTCCGTACTTATAACGAAATAATCCTTAATGCAGCAAAAAATTTAAGGTCTATAGATCAAAGACAGGTCACTGAAATAGCTAAGGGAGGGGCAAGGATTATTGCACCGCAAACAAGAAAGAGATTAAGAGCGATAATCAAGCAATCAAGCGACAGTTTAGATACTTGGTGGGCTAGATCAGCCCTTGATATGAAAAAGGAGTTACAGGGAGTTGCACAGCTACAGAGTGAATTTATTGTCAATGAACTCAGGAAAGTAACAGCATCAGGTGGAGTTCCTATTAACAGTGTTGCTATAAGCGAAAAATATGCAGACTCTGTAATAATGACTGACCCATCAGAAATAAATATATTTACTGATAAGGCTTTCACAGAAGATAATTTCAAACAATTTGGATCTGGCAAGTTTAGACTTACAGCCCAGCAAGGGGCAATGATAACACTTCCAAATGGTCAAACAGTACAGAAAGCATTTAGGGGTATAGCAACGTCCTCAGCAGAAAAATTAGATTTAGCGGTTAGATCAGGAGTATTCTCTGGTGAGACACTAGACCAGATCAGTAGGAGATTAGTTGGCAGACTTAGCTTTTCACAAAAAGGTAACGTCAAACAAATTGCTGCGGCTGGCGGTGAAATAACAAAGCTGGCTAATCATCAGATCCAGACTATTGTAAGAACATCTGTTAATCAGGTAACAAATCAAGCATCACAGGCTGTATATGCAGCAAATAAAAAGGTTGCCCCAAAATATGAATATGTTGCAACGCTGGACTCTCGAACAAGTGCTATATGTCAGCGACTTGATGGACAAACATTTGACTACAATAATGGCCCAACACCACCGCAACACTTCAACTGTCGATCTACTACTGTCCCTGTTGTGGACTTTGATGGTTTGCAAAAGAAATATCCTAACCTTGAAAAGCCGCCAGCAACACAGTTTGACACCAGACCATCAATTACAGGCAGAGTTCCGCAGGGAACACAATACGGAGACTGGCTGTTAAATCAAGACAAAGAACTACAAATCAAGACTCTTGGTAATCAAGGCAAAGTAAATTATTTTAAAAGACTAGCTGGTAAGGAAGGATCTGGACAGAAGGCTTTGAGAAAAATGATTCGTAATGACGGAACAAAGCGAAGTCTTGAGGATTTAGAAAGATTGTATGGCAAGCCTAGTGCTATAAAGCCAGCCGTTCAAGCTGTCACCGCTGTAGCTCCACCTGTAGCTCCACCTGATTCAATAAGGACTTCAAAGGTTATATCAACCGAAACTATGGACGAATATCTAAAAGACAACAACATTGCTAAATCTGCTCAAGAGTTTGTTGACGACAGTATTGATAACCTTGAGGCTTTAGGTGGTCGGGCTGGTGCAAATGTCAAAAAAATGAAGGATTATTTGAAAAAAAGTGGAACAATCAATCAAATCAATATTCTTGGAGACAGGTGGAATTACAATAAAGCCTATGAAAAAATTGTTGTCCAGAATAGAAAATTCTTTGACAAAGCAAACGAAACTACTAGAAAAACCTATGAAATGTTTGCAGACAAAACAAGTTACATGAGAAAAGGTAGATTTCTTACAAAAGGCACAGTAACAAATTTTGAAAAAGCAAACAAAATCAGCGGCAGTTTTAGAGAAGATTTCCAGTTTTGCTTTACACCAGCAGGGCGAGGAAACTTAGGCTACACCTCTCAATATTGCTCAGTTGTAAATACATCTGTCTCTACAAGTAAACAAGCAGCAAAAGTAACAAAAACAGCTGCTAAGGGCATGAGAAAAACAGCACAAGAAGTGCTTGAAAACAGTTATAACAGAAATCTGCAACAACGTGGATTGCCATTTAAGGAAGGAACAGAGAGAGTAGCTTGGACAACTGGTAATAAAACTGATAACAGATATGACTGGCTTGATACCATGATCCATGAAATAGGTCATCAAATACATTTCAAGGGTAATGGTGCGGCTCCTTTGGGAAGTCAATTCAAGAAAAAAGGTGGAATTAATTTTGTTACTGAATATTCAATGAAAGATCCACAAGAGTTATTTGCAGAAAGTTTTGTTCAATATGTTTTAAATCCAGAAGGTTTGGAAAAATATGCTCCGAGACTCTATACTTGGGTTGAGGAGACTGTAGATAATGCCCTTAAAATAGTAGGAGAATTATGAATTTAGAGGAAGCACTTGCCTTGTCAAAAAAATTTCCAAAAGACAAGACAGTACCAAAACAGATTGCTGATGAAATACGAAAAAGCAGCGGTCAAAAAAAGGAGGATCTTATGCAGATAGGTGAAGGAATCATATTGCAATGTCGAACTAGAGAAGATCGCAGACTTGTCATGGAACATTTAATGGTGATGTAATGCCACTTAAGAAAGGTAAGTCACAGAAAGCTATCTCTGCCAACATAAGGCTCCTTATGAAAGAAGGCCGCACATTAAAGCAAGCACAGGCTATAGCACTATCTACTGCTAAAAAACGCAAAAGGAAGTAATATAAAGTCAGCTACATTTAAACATCATGGCTCCAATGGGGAAAGGAACCTACGGTTCAAAGGTCGGCAGACCACCAAAAAAGAAAAAAGTTAAGAAAGGTGGTAAAAAATAATGGGATATCAATTTACTAAGCAGGGTGAAGAACCCAAGAAAGCCAAAAAGAAAACTAAAAAGTGAGAAAGTTCCGCAAAGTTGCGAAAGACAAAAAGACTGGCGTTGCTAAGAAATACCTTAGTGGGGCCAAGAATAAGAGTGCAAAAGCATCTGAGATCAAACGCACTGCGGAAGCTTACAAAAGAGGAGAGTTTATTGATATAAAAGCAGTATCCAAATCACGCACAAAACAAGATGGCTCCAAAAAGAAAACCACTGTCCGCAGCCGTAGAAAAAAGTCTAAGAGCTAAGGCAGAAAAATCCAGATTTACTTATGGGCAACTAGCCGCTGTTTATAGGCGTGGTCAAGGTGCTTATTTGTCTAGCGGTTCACGCAATGTCCCTATGGGTGCGTGGGCTATGGGCAGAGTCAACAGCTTTATCTCTGGGAAAGGTGGAGCTAGAAAAGCAGATGCTGACTTAATGAGAAAGAAGAAAAAGAAATGAGCAAGGCAAAATTAAAAAAATATGGTTTGTCTGGATACAATAAACCAAAAAGAACCCCATCACACCCAACAAAATCTCATGTTGTCCTAGCAAAAGAGGGCGATACTATCAAACTTATAAGGTTTGGTATGCAAGGAGCAAAGAATAAACCGCCAAGAAAGGGTGAATCAGACGCAGATAAATCAAAACGCAAGAGTTTTAAGGCTAGACACGCTAAAAATATTGCCAAAGGTAAAATGTCAGCAGCTTTTTGGGCAGACAAGACAAAGTGGAGCTAGTATTGTGAATAATTGTAAATTTTTTATTTATGGCAGACGAAGTAATCAAGCCTGATAACTC